TAATGCTAAATCTGTTGAAAATGTTGATGCCATATATTATCCGTAAGGTTTAATTGGTGTCCAAACCATTGTTGCTCCTGGTACGATTTCGTTCCACGTTATAATTCCCGGTTCTCCTGTTCTTAAAGTCATAGCAGTAGCCGGTGCTGATATACTCGCAGTTCCAACAATACTAACAGATCCAGATGTTATAATCAAGTTGTTTCCAGATGCTGTAACATTCGCATCTGCTGATACTGTAACGTTCCCCGTTCCTAAAACCAAAGGTGTTTTAGGTGCTTCAAGATTTGCTGTACCAACTATTGTTACTGTTCCAACACCAAGTGTTAATGGATTACCTGTAGCAACTTCCGTAACTGCATCAGCAGAAATGTTAGGATTACCTATGCTAGCAACTAAATTATTACCTGTGACAGCAATAGTTACTACGTTATCTGCTCCTACTTGAGATATAGGAAATTGTGATATAGCGTCAAAACCTAAATTCATAAATGTCCTTAAAAGGAGACTGTGTGGTATGTGGTGGTGACACAGCCTCCATCTAAGAATTATATCATCGTTTAAACCAAGAAGGAAGACCTAAATGCGGACGCTTGTCGAACATATTATCCTTCGCTCCTGGGGTTTTACGATTGTTATAATGCAGAAAAACTTGAATGCATTCTTTGCCTTTGAATTTTTCTCTCCAATGTTCTAGCTCACAGCCAGAATAAACCAGCATATCGCCTGGTTTTAAATCTACTTTAATACCTTTTTTACCTACTTCTCCAGATGGCTCTAAATATATTGGCCAATCATCACCACCTAGATTCATGGTAGTAGATATCTCACAACTAAATCTATCTTTATGTCTTTTAAGTTCATCACCTTTTTTGTATATTCTTGCATAAGTGTACGCAGGATATAATTTTAACCCTGTTGTTTTTTCCATTTGTGGTTGACATTTTAACATTAAAGTTTCCATAGCAATATCTGCATAGTGAGAATAAGTATTGGGTATTTGTTCATCTTCATAATATCCAAGTATGGTTTCAAATGGTGAAAAATATCTTGCTTGTTTACAAGTATCTAAAACTTGTTTTTTCATACTAAAATAATTTGCAACAAAAGCTGCTAGGTCTTTTGATATTGCTTGACGAATAATTGCATACTTTTTCTTTTTAAACATCTTTAGCCATTTCTTTTGGTACCGCCTGTATATTCCAATGTATAAACCTAAATGGTTCTATGCCATGATCAACCGCATACTCATGCTCTAAATAACCTGGAAATATAATCAACGTGCCAGGTTTAGGTCTTAAATGAAATTGTTCGTGACCTGGCCACACACCTTTTAAGTCTGGTTTCATTTTTAACTTGGTACATCTTGCACCGGTCTTTGGTTCGTGAAATACGGGATATGAAGTTTTATCACTACACTTTAAAAAATAAAATCCTGATACATGTTGGTTCCAATGTATGTGTGCTGAGTGATGACCACCACCTTTTTTAGCAAACTCTTGTACCCACATTTCACTAAACATAGTTGTGTATTGTTTCATATCATAACCTTGATGATCTAAATATTCCCAAGACTTTTGACCAACGTAATTTCTAAAATCTAAAAAATCATTATCAGCTGTAAGTGGTGTCGAGTGATATGATGTGCCAAAATCGCCGTATTGTTTTATATAATCTTTTCTATTCTTACGAGCATCACTAATATATTTGTTACTTGCTTTGTTTAACGATTTAACAAACTCTGGTTTTTCTTCACTCCATATTACAGTTGGAAAATAACTATTTATAAACATTATCTAAACGGCCTCCCTAAATGCCATACTACAAGACTATATCTTGTGCCTGATGTTACTGGTTTAACTCTATGCCAGACAAAACTAGGAAACACAATTATAGATCCTTTTGGTAATATCTCTTTACATTGCACTCTATGCTTCGATTCATCTCGCATATGTGGATCATAGTTTCTAAAATCAAATTCTAATTCACCACCTTTATATTCAGATCCATCTGTCAACTGACAAGTCATAGATAGTTTTCTAATTCTTCCGTGCTCTGGATGATTAACATCGTCTCGTTGATATGGTTTATCCCAACTATCACAGTGCCAATCATAATATTGATTTAACTTATATTTTGTAAATTGACAAGACTCAGATCTTTCCCAATCAAAATTCCAACCCGCTGCTTTGTTTGCTTCGTGAACATATGGGTGTATTTCTTTATATATCCAAGTGTCATTTAACCAAACTAAATCAGAATTTCTTTTTCTTTTTAAATCTAACACTTCTTCTTTTTTTAATTTTCTATCACCATAACCACCAGTTCTAGCCATAACTTCTTTTTGTGATTTAGCATATTCTATAACATCATCACAAAATTTAGGGGTTAACACACCACTAAAATACCAGTAATAATTAGATATATTCATAAGTTATTGTTTGTACAAAGTTTAAACTATCTTTTTGATTGTTAGTTAAGTAATACATATTAGTTGATGGAAACATAATAAACATATTGTTTTTAAGTGGTATATCCCAAGACCTACCTTTACGTCTATTATCTTCATAGTGTATTCTAACCATACAATCTTTGACTTTTACACCATACAATAATGTAAAGTCTGGTGAGTTACGTAAATCTACTGGATCTATATCAAGTAATGGAATTGTAGTTTCGCTAGGTTTATAGATGTTACCCCACGTTTCTTTGTTAACTAATTGAATACCATACTCGAGATTAACGTGATCTCGCATATAAGTATTTAACATATCCCAAGTTCGTGAGAATGGAAATTGTTTGTTTTGAATTTGTGATTGTAAGATGTCGCCTGATAATTTATCTCGGTCAATGTCCCAATTTTTAGGCATTGCCACATCACCATAATATAAGGCTTGTTCACTTAATACTTTCTTTTGCATACCACATACCTTTTTAATTTATGCTTTTTGGTCTGTCAAGTCCCAAGACTGGCCTGATTCATTCCAAGTGTAATACCATGCATGAGTGCCAGCTTCATTTTGTGAAGTTTGTTCTGCTGTTAATGCAGGAGCATCACCAATAGGTGATTTCCAACTAGCAGTTGTAGTATCTTTTACCCAAGATGCAAAAGGTTTTTTAGGCCAAAAAATTTCATTATCTTCATCCCAAGTGTAACCTATACCTGCGTAGTTGCCTCTAAATGCCTTTGAATTGTCACCTGAACTATGTTTATTACCTGATGTGTTGTATGAAGTTTGAATCCACATTTGTGCAGGCCAATTATTGTGTGTCTCTAAATATATTTGACCTACTGATTCATCCTCAACACCATCAGCGTTTAACATCTTATCATTATCCATAGTTAATACTTGAATAACTTTTCCGTTAGCTCCTAGTTTTGCAAAATGTGCCATAATGTTTCTCCTTATATATTAATTTTTAAGTTGAGTAAATACATATTAATTTTGATATTTGTATCTAATAATAACTATTCCGGATCCGCCGTTTCCACCTGCTGTGCAAACGTTACCTGTACTTCCACCTCCACCACCACCTGTGTTTGTAGTTCCAGCTCCACCAGGACTTCCAGTATTTCCACCACCACCAGGACCAGGTCCACCAGAAGGACCACCATATGATCCTCCTCCGCCACCACCTGCGTAAGTTCCTCCTGGAGTTCCACCTAAAGGCGCAGGAAATAATGAAGTTACTGATTTACCAGAACCACCAGTTCCACCACCGCTAGGTGTTCCGTTTGAACCTACAGCTCCAGCACCACCGCCACCTGCGTGACCATATTTAGGTGAACCTGTAGATCCACATCCTGAATTATTTCCAAAACCAAAAGTTCCTGAGTTTCCTGATTGAGAAGGTTGTGTGCCTGGTCCAATACCTCCGCCTTGGCCAGATCCTCCTCCAGATCCGCCTGCTTGAGTAGGACTAGAACCTGTGTGAACTCCACCTCCTCCTCCTACACCTGTAAGAGAAATACCTGTTGAATTTGTTCCTTGGCCTCCTTGACCTGGGGGTTGAGTTTGTCCAGTACCACCACCTCCAACAGCAATTGGGAAAGGACTTGCAGAAATAGGTACACCACAACTAGGTGTGAATACCATACCTCCAGCACCTCCACCACCACCATATCTACCACCACCAGCTCCACCACCAGCAACAATTAAAACTTGAACTGTGTTTGATCCACCAGTATTTCCTGCGCAAGAAACACAAAAAGTACCAGGACCTGTAAATTTATGAAATTTAAAATTACCACAAGTTGAAGCTGTTCCACCAGTAGCTGTTACATAAGCTGGGGGAACATTAGTGGCTGTATTATCATTGACTGGTAACCAACCTTGAGTGCCGTCAACATAAACCAATGTTACTGTGTCTCTGTCTTCATCTAATTTAGCATCGCTAGCTTGACCTTCAATAAGAGAACCATTTCTACCTATTGTAACATTATTACTTCCTGAAGTTCCTGCATAATCT